ACTTTAATACTAGATGTATCAATATTAGGTGATTGTAAAATAAATCTAGAATTGTTAGGATAAGTAAAGTATTCGTTTACAATTTTACCTTCATACACATATACAGGATTGCTGATGTATTTACCATTAGTATTTGGATATATTGTAATGGTTGAATCTGTAGTAAAATCTAAAGATGTATTATTAACAGTAGCTTTAATTGTAAACAATTCTGGAATTATTACAATTCTAGGTGTATCGGTACCCGTATTAATTGTAAATGTAACTTGAGCACGAGGTGATGTTCTTGACAAAGGAATATAGTTTAATTCTTTAGCGTGTGACACTACAGAACTTTTTACTTGAGCAGTATCTAAAAATGATTCTGCTCCTATCATATTAAGATAATAAGAATTCATGTAAGTATTATATGAAAGCAAATCTAATAAAACAGAAAGGTTAGATCCTTCAAAATCATAATCAAAAAATTCAGGTCTACTCTGAAGATATGTTTTTAAATTACTTTTGATTCCATCAAAACTAAGTTCTGATACATCAAGAAATCCTGGATTATTTACCATTATCGTATTCTTCTCAATACTAAGTCAAGTGTAATAGGGGCGGTGTTGTTTACCAAATAAAACAAAATAGTTACATTATAAGCATTATTATCAGGAAAAGCTTTTACTTTAACACTATAAAGTTGAGCTCTTTTTTCATAATTATTAATAACTTCAGTAATTTTTGTTTTTAGAAAAAATTCTGTATCTTGGCCAATGTTCTCAAACAAACTAGCTCTAATTCCGGCTCCAATTTTAGGATTAAAAAATCTATCATAAGGATTGGTTAATAGTAAATTTCTGATAGATCTTTTAACAGCTTCCTCGTTGGTAATAGGAATCAAGTCACCTTTTAATGGGTGAACATCAAAATTAACTGGTATATCTGAGTAAATTACTTGTGTAGTTGCCATGTATTATTTATAGAGAAGATCTACAAGTGTTTAAGAATTGAGGATTGTATTTCTGTATGTCATTGGCAGCAGATGCGGCTAATTGCCATCCACCAGTAAATGGTTTTGATCCAAATGGTGAAAATCTTTCTCCAACCATAGCTCCACTCATGGCTAATAAAAACGGAATTGAATTATCAGATCTTCTTGGTTCAATTTGTGAAAAAGGACTCACCCCGAGTATATTAGCTATGTCTGAGGTTGAATTTGACATTGATTGACCAAGATATGTAGTCATTGGGGGTGGTTCTGAAGTACCTAATATTAAATTAGAAACAAGTGAAGCCAGAGAGATAGCACCACCAAGTGAAGCAAAATTCTGCATTCCAAAAGCAACTACACCGGAACCACCGTTTTGAGATCCAAAGGATCCAACTCTTCTGCAGTATACTTGATCTGTAGCTGGTAAAGATATAGGAGCTTCACCAAAGAAGCTTCTTCCTGCATATGAAGGAGGTGTTAACATAGGATTATTAGCAATTTGAGAAGTCTTCATTCTATTGCCAAACAGAACTTGAGACATATAACCGCCTACAGCATTACCTCCAGAACCTCCAAGAATAGATGATGCAACAATACCACCAAATGGTCCAAATGAACTCAAAGCACCACCCAACGGTGTCATATTTAAAAGGCTTCCAATAGTATCTTGTTTAGCCAACGTAACATATTGCTGAGCTGTTGCTTGAGGATTTAATATAGCACTATATGTGGTAGGTGAATAAGTTCCACCAACACTATATGATCTATCATTGCTAAGGTTGGACATAAAATTAACTGTTTGTAAAATAGAAGAACTAGATAAAGACGGCGCACTTGATAATATTCCTACAGGTCCATTAAAATTAGATGCTATTGAAAGTGCTGCCATTCCTATCATTCCAAGATTGGAAGCATAGTTTGCATTTTGTGTAATATAACCAGTACTAGATTGAGTATAATCATCGTAATTTTGTACTTGTTGATAAGAACCATATCTTTGATTAATTGTTGCCACACCCTGTGAAAGATAACCTATTTTATAAATGTCTGGTATACTACAAATACCATTAACATTTCTAATATATCTTTCATCTCCTAATTCATCTATACCTGTTACTGATGAGATATATTGTAAATCATAAAGAGAATTTACAGAAGCTAATACGTAAAAAAAAGTAGATAATGTATCTAATGGAACTACACCATAATTGGATAATTCTTCTGATTTACGAGCAATAATAAATTTTTCATCATTTGTTAAAATATAATTTTCTCTTGTTCTTACATAATTAGGTGGTGTAGACGTATTTTGTAAATAACTAGCCTGCCCCAATAATTGAACACCGGTATTAATAGCGTTATTAAAAGCTGCATGTGAATTTTGATGTTCTTGATTACCGTAAATGCCAGGTTGATGAATTTGGCTCTTTTGAATGAGAGCCATTGTATCTCTATTTAATCCTGGACTAGCAATTTGTGAAAATGGATCACCTTGTGAATTAAATCCAATATTAGCCATGAGCCACTCTTCCTTCCAAAGCTGCTACTGCATATGAAAGATGTAAACCATCAATCTTATCATGACAATGTTCATCTGCACAAGTATATACTAAACCACCACCTTGGTTACCAGGCTTAGCAGATTCAAGATGACAATGAATACCTGGTGATGCATTTTTTTCTAGATAAATTCTGTTGTAAGGCAAATTGTCTCTTGCATAAGCAGCAATTTCTGCTGTTAATGAAACATCATTTTTATTTGTAGCTCTAACATCAACAGCAGCCCCTGTGAAATGTTGAGTAGTACAATCTCTCCACCAGGAAGTAATTTGAATTCTACTTCCAAAATGTTCAATCAAGGGATCGAGGATATTCCATGCCAAATTCATACCTTCATCAATGACGGATTTTTGTTGAGCATGAGGTACACGTCTAAGGCCATCAACCATTCCAATAGTAACATGTCTTGATATTTTTTCATTTGAGTTATATATTGAATAAGATACTTGCATTGGATTTTGTTCAGCTTTACCATTGCTTGTAATATTACCAGCAGGTTTATCATACGAACCTTGTTTTGGTGGTTCAGCAGTAACACCCAAATCTTTAATTTCAGGTTTAACTCCACCACCTGAATTAGGAGCTGCAGCTGCCTCTGCTTTTGGATTAGGATTGGCTCCTTCATTTTTATAAAGTGAAAAATGTTCACTAGACATATGTTTAGCATTGACTGGAAAATCTGGTGCTACACGTGCTGTAGTTAATCCATCAATGATAGTATTGGCTGGAGCATACTGAGCTAGAGGAGCATCTGCTGCAGCAGTTGCTGAATCTACACTTGGTGAACCACTTGTTTGAATAGTCGTATCGGCACCTTTAATAGCAATCTCCCCAGATGCATATACACCCATTCCAGCAGAAGTATTGAGAGATAAAGCTCCTGTTGAAGATACTTTAGTTGTTCCTGTTGAAATAGTAGCCAAAGCAGCTGCTGTTTGTAACTTCATATTACCAGTTGCAGTTACTGTCATAGTATCTTTAGTATCAATACTAATTAATGCTTTAGCAATTGCTTTTAGTGTTTGCTGTGTATTAATAGAAATAGCACCATCAGAACGCGCTGTGAAATCACCACCTGTGTCAATAATCTTGTTGCCTGTTACTTGGGTTTGCATATTACCAGCAACAGTGATTCTGTGATCACCGCCGGCAGTAGTCATTAATTCTTTTTCTACTTCTGTAATTTTGCTACCTGCAATCTCTTGAATTGTTCCACCAACATGATAAGAAATATCATGATCTACGTGGAAGTTAACAGAACCACCAACATTAAAATCTAAATCACCTTTTGTTTCAACTGTGATTCTTCCATCACCCTTTAATATCATATGACCACGAGAATATAATGTTCCATCACCAGACGGAGCAACCATTCCAAAACCTTTTTTACCTGCAGATATCATATGAACAGAACCATCAGCATCAATAAGGATAGTAGCCCCAGTATGATGTTGTAGAGTTACAGTATCAGA